GTGTGCAAAGTGCTTTGAAGCCACTTGGGGCTGTGTAGGCAAATGGGCGTTGACCAAAGTTGACTGATGCAGTTGCCAAAGTTCCGTAGTTAAAGAACGCAGGGAATACTAATGGGTCTGTATTTCCAACATAAGCAATTGTGAATGTTGGGTAGTTTCCTGCCGCCACATCAGCGTTAGATGCCACAGTACCACCACTTGTAGATGGATACCAAACACCATTTAAACCAACCCAAAACTTTCCAGATTCAACATTCCACGCAAGTGAAAGTACATCGCCAGCAACCCAAGGCGCTGTCGTGGAAAGTGTTGCGGTATTACTTCCATTAACATAATAAATAACATTTGACCCAGTTCCATTTGCAACTGTAAATGTTGCAGCACCTTGAGCCTGAACACTATTTGCCGCATTTGATGAAACCAAGCCAATTGCCCAAGGTCTATCACTATTAGACCCTGCACAAGTCATCTCCATGTAGTAATTACCGCTTGATGGGCTAATGGTTGAAACACCAGTTGTGTATGAAGCACCCGCACTTGCAATAGTTAAATTGCCATTTGATATTTGCGTTGGTGAATTTGATTTCAAAGGATTCAGCGTTGCGTAATTCCCCCGCACAGCGCCGCCCACACCAGTATCAGTTCCATACGATGTTGGTGAATCAACCATTGAGTCATTACCCGCACCCGCAGTCACGCTGAAGTTATTAGGTGTCCAGTTGTTGCCGTTACCTGAGTAGTCTTTACCCAATGTAGCGGCTGTTGTGTTGCTGTTGTCTGAAAAGTTCAGATAGAAGCCATTAGTGCCGTATGAGCCTGAGTATCGTTTGGGTTGCCATACACCTGTTTGTGCGTTTGTTTCACCGAATGATGATGGGGTTAGTTGAGAGCCATCAATAAAGTTGACTTCAGTTTGATAGCCGTCAAAAAATGAAACGCCTGTGCTTGGGTCACGACCGATGTTGTGTGCGTTTGCAGTATTGATTTGCAAGTCCACATTTTGAGTTGGATATGTGCTTGCTGAAAATGCAGTTACTTCCACACCATTGACATAAATGCGAACTCGATTTGCCGCAGTAGCCTGAGTTGTGTCAACAGCCAAAACAATGTGATACCAAGCAGATGGGTCACGATAAATAGGTGTTGTTGCAAGACTTGTTCCATTATTGTCAACAAGTTGCAAGGCGTTTGGGTAAGAGCCAGAGCCTGTGTTTATGAAACTAAATAATGTGTAAACACCTCCAGATGGGCGACAAGCAAGCAAACGCCAATCATCTGATGCTGTAAGTTGCCCACGCTTAAGCCATACAGAATAAGTCCATGTTCTGCGGTTTGTAGCACTTGCAGGGGTACGATTCAGATAAGCAGAATCTGCGCTGTTAAAGCGCAAACTGCGTGAGATTTGATAGCCGCCAGAGACTGATGCTGTTTTAGATGCTGCAAACATTTATCAGTCCTTATGGTGTGTAGTTCTGACCAACAACGACACCATACCAGTTTGTGCCATCAGCAAAGAAACTGAGAATGTCTTGTCTGCTTGCAGTAGATGTAATTGTCGGTGCAGTACCACCAGCCCACTTAACTGTTGACCAAGTTACTGTGCGTGAGCCTGTGCCATCTTGCTTCAAGTACATGATGAAAGACTTACCACTTGTAGCTGTAGGCATCGTAATAGTAGCGTTACCAGTCAAGGTAATAATCTGTACTGTGCCGTTGGTTAGAGCAATGGTAATGGCAGTAGAACTATTAGCAGAGTAAGGAGTCTCTACATAGTTTGTAACTGTTGGGTTTGTCAGAGTCTTGTTAGTCATCGTCTCTGTGCTAGTAGGACTTGTGTAATCAGTCCCTGCTGTAGCAGCACTAAACGCTGAAGTACCATTACCCTTAACAATGCCTGTCAGAGTGCCTACACCTGTACCACCAGCAGAAACTGCTGTGTAGTCGCCAGATGTACCTGCTTGCCAGTCTTTAATCTGGCTCATCATCTCACGAATAGCATCGTTAATGCCAGATGGCGCACAGCCCTCTGCGATATTGATACCATCAATGTCTGTGTTGTTTGATGGAGTTGCACTCCACTCCGAGATTTTCGTCTTTGCCATGTTAGTCCTTAGTCGGGGTTAGCCATTCCAGTTAGGTCAATTTTCGTTGGTTTTTCAGCTTGATACAACAAATTAAACATTGTTGGATAGTCTATGTTTGGCATCATGTTTTGAACATCAAGCAACCCTTTTGCAACACGACCTGCGCCATAAGCAGCCTCACCCATCAAACGAGGAGAAGAAGTAGCCAAAGAAGCACCTGCAAGTGGTAATCCACCAACACCTTGTGCTAAAAATGCAGTAGGAATTGAAGTTGCTCTCTGTAGTCCTCTTGGAGTCCATTCAGAAAGTGCTTGACCTGCCAATGCTGGCATCAGTTGTCTGCTTCCTTGTTGCTCTAGTTCTTTAGCAAGATTTAAACGCTGTCCATAGTTTGTATTGACATTGTTACGCATCAAAGATTGCAACTTACGCATTGCTGTGTCTGCTGTTGCTTTGTTATTCAAAGACAAAGCCTTTTCAATCTCACGAATCGTATCTGTTGCATCAGAATACGCCTTCATTGTTTTTGAATAAGTTGGTGCTTGTTTAACAATCTCAGCTTTGATTCCGTTATAAACCTCATTGACTGAGTTTAGAGCAGTCTTTTGCTCATAAGGAATCTTCTCAAGAATATCGCCAATTTGCTGTTTTAAAGCATCTAAACCTTCTGGTGTATGAAACTGAGTAGGGTCTAGCTTTTTCCAAGCATCCACTTTGGCTTGTGCTTCTGACAATCTTTCAAAAGCAACTTCATTTTTAACTTGACCTTTAAAAGTAATCTTATTTAAGGCTTGTTTAACGGCGTTATCTACTCCATCAAGATTTAGGATAGTTTTATCACCCTTGATGTTTTTCATTCCTTCACGATAGACACGCTGTCTTTCCATAGCCATTTCAGCTAAGTTCTGTTTAGCAGCATCAAGCACTTCTAATTGTGGGACTTCACCACGCAAATTAGACTTAAACAAGTCAGCAGTTTCACCGCCAGTTTTACCTGCTTGATACGCTTGACCAATTGCTTCTGAGCCTACACCAGTCTGTAATCCAAGACCACCTTTAGTAGCAGTACCTAAAACATCAAATGCTTTACCAGTAGTACGAGCAGCTAACACCAATGGGTCAACAGCACGAGCAGCAGTAGCTAATGCAGGTGCTGCACGAGTAGGCAACAATGCGCCACCAGTAAGCACAGTAGATAGGTCTGCCATTACGCCAGCAGGGTCTGTAGCCAATGCTTTCTTAGCACCTTCTACACTTCCATAGCGTTGTACATAATGCTGACCAACTTTAGATGCTAAATCACGGCTTGCTTTGTCTTCGCCTACTGCTTGAACAAGTCGCTCTGGCAATGCGTTTTGCAAGATGCCAGCACCAAGGTCTAAGACAGCTTTGGTTGTTTGTACAGGACTTGATACTGCCTGATAAATATCACCAAGCATAGAGCCAACAGAACTAGGAAAGTTCTTTACAGCACTAACTGCAACATCAGCAGCAGACATTTGTGGTTGAGTTGAAGCAACAGGCTTTTCAACAGGCTTCTGACTTGCACGAATTTTCTCAACCATTGCCTTTAATTCTGGTGCATCTGGTGCAACATCATCAGGAATGTCTGGAATCGTAATTCCGTCTTTTGTAGTAATGGAATATGGCATATTAGTAGTTCACATTAACATTTCTACCTGTATCACCAAATAAAGGTGCTACACCCTGAGACTTCCTGCGCTGGTCAATAAGTTTGACAGTATTTTCCTGTGCAGTAGCAATTGAATCATTAAATTTCTTCAATGCGTCTAATGTTGCTTTAGTGTCGTTTTTACCAGAAGCAGCAATCAAAGCATCAGCAAAACGCAATACATCTTTGTCAGTCTGTACGCCTTTTTCTGCACTAACCTTTAAGTTAACTGCATTTTTTACTGCTGATTGCAAGTCTGCATAAGCACGACTTTCTTCTGTCGAGTCGCCAGTTAAGTTGGCTGCTTGATAACGCAGATTCTGAACAGGGCCAAGAACTAACTTTGGCTTCTTAGTAACAGGGTCTGGAGTCAATGCGTTAATTGGTGCAAACAACTCTTTTTGTGTTGCTTTATAACTATTGATAGCTTGCAAATCTTCATCTTCAGATTTCTGCAAACTTGCTGGCAAAGGTTTATTCTTAGCAGCATCAATCTTTTGCTCTGCAAGCATCCGAGTAATTGATTGATTTCCTTCAGCCAATGCCCTAGTTTGTGCTTGTGCTTGCTTGAATTGTTCAGATGATTGAATCCTATTTGACAATTCTGCAAAACGCTTATCAGCAGTTTCATCATCAATAGCACCAGTTGCATAACTCTTGCTATATCTTTGTGCAGTTGCCCTTAAAGCTGGAGGAACATCTGGGTCATTAGCAAAAATATCAAACGGATTTTCTGCAATTTGTGGTTCTTTTTTCCCACCAGCAATAACTTCAGGCTTTTGAGTTATTGGGTTTATCCTGATAAGTTGCTCATTCTTTCCAAGTTTTGTAGGCTCACCTGTCATTGCTTTCTGAGCAGCAACCAATTCAGATAAAGTCTTACGTCCCTCTGCTGTTCCCATTAACTGAGGCGCAATACGAGCCAAGTCAAAACTAGCAGCCCTACCTTCTACAGCAGGTGTCTCACCCATGTAGCGACCATCTTCTTCAACCATCTGAGCAGGTCTTGCCATAACTTCGGGAATAAGACCTTGACCCAATACAGTCTGAATACGCTTTTGTTCAGCCAATGCTTGTTGCTCTTGCTGACGCTTACGAATCATGTCAGCCAACTGGACATTCTGCAATTGGTTTTGCAAGGTTTCTTGCATACCACCACGATAGGCTTTCTGACCTTGTTGCAATCCCTCAACGATAGATTGACCTGTGTTGCCACCTTGGAACAAGCGTCCTGCTAGGGCATACAAGGCTTGTGCTTGTGCGTCTTCACGATTACGAGCAATGTCAGCAGGTGACATACCGAGCAGACTCATTGTGTCTGCACCACTCGTACCGAAAATGTCTAATAGTCCAGCCATAATTAACCTATACCATAAATGTCATTTTGCATTGCTTGGAAAGCAGGTAAACCGCTACCATAAGCTGACGAATTCAAAGCATCAACAGGTGCGCCTGACCAAGAGCCAAATGGATTCAGCCAACTAAGGTTAGGTGAGCCTAGATTCTTATAGACAGCAGCACCAGTAGCAGCAGTACCCAATACCTTCTGCAAGGTAGAAGTGTCAGCAGCACCAGACGCAGTAGTTTGACCTACTCGACCTAATGGGTTGCCATATACCAATGACATATAGTTCTGCAAGTTCTGTTGTGGTTGGTTTTGCAAGAAGTTGAAACGCTGAATGTCAGCACCCAACTGTTGACCTTGATAACCTTCACGCAACTGACCAGCTTGCAACAACTGCTGAATGTCTTGGTAATCAGTAGCAGCCAACTGAGGCGCAGCACCGATAGCTTGCTGTTGTCTTGCTCGTTCTTGCTCGTAGTTCTGGTAAGCCAACTGACCTGCTGTGTTAGTCAATGCTTGTGCATATTGACCAGCAGCACGATTCTGTAGGTTACCCATAGCACCAGAGCCATAACGCCCTGCTAGGCTTGCTTTAGAGCCAATGTCGCCTAGTGTGCTTTGAAACTGTTGTTGAGCAGCTTGTGCAGCAGGGGCAAACGCACCTTGGAAGAATGGATTGCCACCCAAGTAAGCACCACCCAAAGTACCCTGCAATTGCTGTTGAGCAAGACCAGTTAAAGGGTTACCAGCTAACGCACGAGTTTCTAGGGCTTGAAGACCTGCTTGTGTTGTCTGAGATGGTGCTACGAATGTTTCACCTGTGTAGTATTGTGGGCCACCGCCCTGATACAGATTCGATGCCTGTTGCAGACCATATGTCAAATATGGTGCTATTTCTGGTGCAACTGTTGATGTGGTAGTAGTAGCCATCTTTTACTCCTAAAAGTTCGGATTCCAAGATGGGTCATCCACGGAATCCATTATACATAAATTATTAAAATCAACCAATAATTGCATATCTGTAAGTCTTATTTGCCGTTGAATTTGCAACATGATTTACTGTGCAAGTTCCTTGTCCTTGAGAACTAGCATAAATTCTTGCAGAATCTGCATTAGCAGCACTAGAAGCAGGAACAAAGACAATTACGCTGTCTGGGCCTATCCTTCGGTCTGTCAAAGTGGTAGTAGTTGCACCACCAGTCGCTAAAGTAATAGTCCCTGTGTTATTGGTCTTACCATCCATGATGCCACGAACAACCTCTGCCACGGCTCGTTGGTCACCACCAAAAGCAGGTAGGCTTCTAAACATCAGCGAACTCCCTGTGGCGTAATGTCCACATCCACAGCTACAGCAGTTTTCCAAGCAGCACCAGTCGGAGTCAGTTTCAATCTGTGATACCTACCTGCACTACGCAAAGAAACCCTGTTCTCTGAGTCGGCAGCAGTAGATGTTCCATAGTTAACAGATTGGTTTAACAAAGTCCTTGATGAAACAGCAATAGAACCAGAGCCATTGTCAACAATAGGTCTAGCTAGGGTTACTACTGAGTTAGCACCAATATCAATATCTGCTGTTGAAATAGTGCCTGTTTGACTAGCACCAGTAAACGAATACACCCTAGTTCCAAGTGTTCCACCAAGGAAATACTTACCACCAACATACAAGAGAGAATCTAAACTGTTCTCCAATGCGTCAATGCTTTCTGAAATATCGTCCAATTCTTCCAATGTCAAAGCACCAGATGATGCCTCACCAAGATAGTCTGTGTTGGCATCGCCATAAGTCCACTTCTTAGTTTGGAAGTTGTAAATCATCAGTTTACGAACAGCATCTACAGAACGATAGTTCCAGATAACTAGCTTACGAACAGGGTCAATAGCAGCAGACATTGATTCGTAATCAGTCTCCAAAGCGTCAGCCAAGAAGAATCGGTCAACCTTCTCAGCACCGATTGGTATGACGTTCTGTCCATCACACATATAGAAACCATCGTCTGACAAGAAGAATGTAATGCCTTGGTACTGAGCAATAGAGCCAGCAGCCATACATCCCTTATTACGAGAGATATTGTCAAACTGGAATATGAATGGCGTACCAACATAAGTCATTCGGTGAATAGAACGCTCAAGCAGAACCAAACCAAACTCACCACCACGAATTCCCATAATCTGACCACCATCAGGAATGTCCTGATAATCAGATTGTGTGTTCACATCCTCTGTCCAGTCTGTTTCATCATTGATGGCAGACCAGCGAACTCGATATTGTTGTTGCTCGCCACTCTCATAAGTATTAGCCACAACCACAAAGTCACGCACTACTGTGATGTACTTTGCAATAGGTGCATTAGCAGCTAAGTCTGTAAAAGTGCTAGAAGTTCCCAATGTCCAAGATTGCAGTTTCTCTTGATTGTTTGTGCTGATAACAACATTGCCAAACTGAGTAAACCTCATGCGCTGATATGGGTTTGTTGTGTAGCCAGAGTTAACCAGCGTCAGAGTTCCTGCACCACCAACTGTGTAAATCTTTGTCAGACCAGCAGTAAACAATGTTGTGTTGCCATCAGGAGACTTGGCAGCATAGAGAGAACTTAGATTCTCTGCTGCTGCGCTTGATAAAACTACAGGAGTGGGGAATGGGCCATAACCAATAGCTTGAGACACCACATTCTTAGCGTCTGTCAATGCGCCAGAAATACCTGATTGGTCAGGCATCCATTCGCCAAATGTTACCCTTGTCGTAGCCATGTGTTACTTCCTTCAGACTGAGTAGTCCATGTATTGTCATTAGCAGATACTGGAGTCCATGTATTTGAGTCAACAGAAACAACTGTCCAAGTATTTGAGTCTGCACTTACTGGTGTCCAAGTATTTGTGTCACCAGAAACAGGTGTCCAATTATCACCAAGAATTACGCCATTAGCCGTGATAGTTGCTGTGCCATTTACTTGTGCAACACCTGCATAAATAGCAGAAGCATTAGCAGTCACATCAGCACTACCAACAACACTTGCAGTACCTTCTGCAATCAAACCACCATTGGCAGTAAATGTTGCGTTAGCATCAATGGACGCAATCCCTAACTGGATTCTCTGTCCACTAGCTGTTACATCAGCACTTGCTGTAATGCTTGCGCTACCACCTTGGACAATCTGAGCAGATGCAGAAACAGTAGCATCAGCAGTTATCTCAGCACTAGCACTATTTACTTTGCTACCAATTGCAGTAACTGTAGCAAAACAAGTAATCTCAGCAGAACCACCAGCTATGCGAGTTGCATCAGCAGTAACTGTTGCATCAGCAGAAATAGACGCTGAACCAAACTGGATTCGCTGACCATCTGCTGTTACTGTTGCACTTGCAGTTATGCTTGCACTAAAGTCATAAGCAACAGAAGCGTTAGCAGTTACTGTTGCACTAGCCTCAATGTTGGCAATAGCACCAAGTATCTTTTCGCCATCAGCAGTTACAGTAGCTGTAGCACTTACATCTGCGACACCATCCCATAAGGTTGCTGTGTCCCAAACTGATGAGTCAAGGCTTGCAGGTAGAGCATCTAAGTTATTAAATGCGTCCAGTCCATCTATTGACCACGGCCCTGTCACATTCTTCTGAGTGGTAGAGTTCCAATCAGGAGAATCTAAACTTAACGCAAGGCTATCCAATGACCCAAATTGGTCAAGTTGCTCAAGCGTTAAGTCAACAGTTGTCATGCCAATGTTACTGACAGAGAGCCTGTGGCAATACGAAACACATCACCAGAAGCAATAGTTTTAGACGCATCCAAGGCTGTGTGATACAAAAGGTTTCCAGATGTAGAAGCATCCAAAAGACCAATGTACGCAACAGTACCCCAAGAACCTGTAGCTTGTGGGAACTCTACAGCAGCAGAGTTAGTTGATACACCATTGCTAGGCGCACCAAAAGTAACTGCTGTACGAGCATAAGAGCCACCAGATATTTCAGAACCTGAGTTTCCATCTGTAGGGTCTGATGTGTACAAGCCTACATAAACAGTTGTTGGAGATGTGTAGCTTGTATTACGCAATGTAGCGTTAATCAAAGCATTTTCTAGGTAGTTTGACATTTCAGCCATAGTTTCACCTTGGAGTTAATTTCATTGCCAGAGGAACACCAGAGTATTGACCTTCTTCGTCAGACTTGGTGAGTGAGGAGATTGCTCTGTCGTACATAGTTCCCCATGTGTTAATACGAGCATCATTCATAAGGTAAGGCTCTGCTTCAATCAAAGAAGCATAGAGCAAAGCATCTGGGGCTTTTGTCAAGAATACATTAGATGTATTACTGCTAGACAAATAAGGAGGCGCAGCAAAGTACAAGAGTTTTACTGTGTAAACACCATCAGGTGCAGGTGACACTTGGAACTCACTAGCAAGGATTGTGTAAGACATGGGAACACCAACTTCTGATGCTCTTGGGTCATTAGACAATGCTGATGGGCTAGAGTAGCTAAGTGGTTGAATAGGATTTGTCATCACAACAAAATCACGCACCTGCAAAAAGTCGCTAGGCAATTCAACAGTATTGTCACCACTTACAGTTGCTGTTGTGACAGATTTGAGCATCTGACGAATACGCAGTTCTCTACGCAGTCGATTCTCAGCAAATGTAATGAAATCTGGAATCTGGCTTGTCAAGTCAGACCGAGCCAAATAGTTGGCTATTGAAGTCTGTAAATCAGAGTAAGTTGCGAAACTCATACCACTCCTGTCCTAGTGCGCCATGCACGATTCATTGGGTCATTTAGAAAAGCAGCAAAACGCTTCTCATCAAGCACAGCATAACCACGCATGATGCCTTGTTTGTTAAGGTCATCAATAACAGTTAATGGAATAGACGCAACCTTATTGCCGAACAAATTGTCAGACCATCTTGCTCGCTCATCAAAGGAGTTATATTCCTTTTTGTTCTGCTCAACAATGGCAGAAACATCTTGACGAGTTTGAATGATGATGCCACCTTCACCATCGGCATGAACAGCAGTTTCTCTAATCTTTTCCATATTCCAATTCTATCAGTTTGAGTAGAAAAGAAAATGCCCCAGAGGTTTAAGTCTGAGGCATTTTTTGGGTTACCTTAGATTAAGGTGTCAAGTCAGCAATGATGCCGTGTGCAGCTTGGTTGCGAACTTCCAAGGTGTACTCAGCCAACAACTGTGTGGACTCATTGTCGCCAGTTACAGCCAACTCATTGGTCTGGAAAGGACGCAGGTAAGCAACAGCAGCCATGTCAGGGTCAAGCACAAATGCTGTCTCGTTACATGAGTTGGTAGAAGTCATGAACCTGTTGGGAACAATTGAGATTGCACCGAAATCTGACAGGTAAACGTCCGCAGCCGAAATGATGGTTGTAGGCGTATTGCTAGGGGCCATGAAACGCTGTGCAGCAATACCAGTAAAGGCAGAAACCAACTGCTTGTGAGCAGGGTTAACCATCAATACTTTAGGATTGCCACCAGAAGCGTAAACTTCTTTAACAACAGTTTGCAAAATTGCCTCTGTGAAAGTGCGGTTTGTACCATCTGTACGAGCAGTAGTACCCAAGTCACCAGCAACACCAGAAGTACCGCCATCATAGTTGGAGTTCAACCATGCTTGCAGACCACCCAATTTACGAGCAGTAGAAGAATTGCCGTTAGCAGCAACTTGGTTGCTCAACAGGGTTGTCTCCATGTCACGCTTGATTTCGCTAGAAGCCTTAGCCAACTGATAAGCCTTTTCAGACTTACGACCAGCTTTGTCAACTGACTGCAAAGTGCCAGAAATCTTGATAGTTTTCTGTGCAATCTGAGTGCGGTTGCCAACACGAGTTGTTGGAGACATAGTAGCGTCAGATGCTGTTGCACCCTCAACTGTGAAGTTGTCTAAAGTTGCAGCAGCCAAGCTGTCTGTCTGCCACTCGTGCAAAACAGCAGTTGCTTTAGTCTTGCCAATGGAAGACATAAATGGAACATCTGTTGGTGAAATCGAGTAGATAACATCCGAAAGGTCTTCTCTCATACCGATTGCGGTATATGTTTGATAGGTAGCCATAATTTAATACTCCAAAATTTAAAAGAATCGTTCAAATGCTTTAGCTGCGTCTGCGACTTTTCCTGTCTCACGCAACCTCTGCATAACCTGTTTATCTTGTGAAGACCTAGCTTGAGGAACTGAAGTACCAGAACGCATCATCTTAGGGGCAGACTGGAGTTTTTTATTCAACTCTGGTTTGCTCTTTTGAAGTTGCTCATACTTCATTGCCTTATACAAGGTCTGCACAGCACGACTGTCATACACGGAACTAAGTTCTTGGTCAGTCCATCCAACAGACTTCGCATAGTCACGGATTTGTTTCCGTACCGCATCACCCTGTGGTGTCGCTAACTCAGGAATCAGACTAACTAGCTTCTCAGATTCTGTTCGTAAGTGCGCTTGCAGTTGGGATTGTTGCTCTGCTTGTTGCTGTTGGGCAATGCGTTGCTGTTCATTCCTCACTACTGCTAACTGCTTCTCACGCTGGCTCTGTTCAGCTACCGCTACCGCATAACCGATAGGGTCTGTTTCCTTTAAAACTTCTAAGTCCACACCCTGATGTTGCTGCGTAAGGAAGCTATCCAACGCTTGCAACTTCTGGGCGTATGCCTGTCGCTCTTGTTTAACATACTCTAAATGACTACGTTCAGCTTCAATCGCTTTACGTTGTTCAGCTAGAGCCTGAGACTTTTTAGTGTAGTCCGTACCTTGTTGATAACCCTTGATAAGTTCGTCAAGTTCTACCTCAACTTCCTCACCAGATGCCTTGACTTTATATCGAGGCTTTGGCTGTTCTTCTTCGGACTCCTCCTCAGAATACTCAACTTCATCAGATGCTTGTAGTTCTTCTGAATGTTCCTCAGATTGGCTGTTATCAGCTTCGTCAGAATCACCCATCAGTCCCTCAAACGCTGAAGCGGCTTGGTTTACATTTAGGCTTTCACTCCCTTGTGGGTTGGTGTTTTCCATTTGTCATCTCAAAAATCGCTAGACACCTTCTAGACGGAGGGTAAGGTTTCCCTTACAGAATTTTCCATTTCTTCTCTCTAATCACAGTTTCCGAGGCTAAACCTTCAAGGTGTCCTGTAATTAGTTCTAAAGTTTTAATGTGCCTGTAAGCGTCTTCACGCCTATCAGATTCTTCTGCACTTGTGTTAATTATTACACTAATTTGTTCTTTTTTCAAATTATCTAATACTTCTTTGAAAAAGTCATCATTCAGTAAGTTTTTAGCCCATTGAGCCAAAACTGATTTGTCATTAGTATTCAAGGATATTCCTATTCAAGTCTATGTTAGCTTTACCGCCACCGCTACCACCAGAAACAGGTGTAAACAGATTCCAGTAACTAGCACCACTTGCTGTACCAAGGTCTGTAATTGGATTGTATGTAGAGCCACTAGCCATGTTAGCCAAAGTAGCCACAGCGTCTGTGTCGCCAAGTTCAGCTAGAACTCGTAAATCATTGACAGCCAAATTATCATAAGCAACACCAGCAGCCTTTCGGCTTGCGTCATCAGTTTTTGCTATGTTAGCAGCACCTAACAAACCATATTCTCCAACTGTTCCCTCTGGAGTGTTTAGCAAACCATTAGCAATGTCGCCAAGTGTGTAACCAGTTAAGTTGCCAGAAATGCTATTGATAAGGCTCAATGTTGGGTTTGTTAAGCCTAGCAAAGCATTGACTGTCAATGGTGTGTTGTCTGATGCCAAACCTAGACCTGCTGCTAGTAGATTGCCTGATGGCCCTGCTGCAAGCATTGCTATCTTTGTGCCTAAGTTCAGTACGTCTTGCTCTGTGCGAATGTCAGCAGCAGAACCAATTAGATTTAATGCAATCGCTGTTTTAACAAGGTCTGAGTTACCTGCCAAAGCTGCAATAGGTGCAACTGTTCCTGCAACATTAGCTATATCTGTTCCTGTGACATTTGTTCCAAATAAGCCCCTATCTGTTGTGCTACCTGTACCACCAACATTAGTCAAGTCATTGTTATAGACAAGCGTATTGTCAATTGCTGTGTTACCAGTAATCTTGCCTATATCTACATTGGAAGTCTTAATGTCGCCAGAATCAACACTAGCCATGCCATCAGAACCAACTGCCTTCATGGGTGTAGGCAATGTTCTAGGTTGTGCTTGTAGCAATGAGCCATAAGCAATTCCACGTTGTTCTGGCAACTGCTCACCCAATGTGTCTAGCAATGACTTTGTAGGTAAAAAACCCAACTGTGGCGCATATTGGCTTTGAACAGCAGAAATAATGTCTTGATAAGACGCACTCTGTGGATTATCTCCACCAACAATCCCACGCAGTTGTTCGTAGTTCATGGCTTTATCACTTAGAAATCATGCTTAACACATTGTTTAATGATGGTGCAGCAGTTTGTTGTGTTCCAGTTGGGTTATAAAAAACTCCACCTGCTTTATTAGTAATGTAAGCCATATCAGCATCAGACAAACCAAACTTAGACTGCATAGCAGGTGCTGTAAGTTGATTCGCTTGGGTTAGTCTGTTGAACTCAGGCATATTTCCAGAACGATAAGCATTGTACAAAGCAGATTCTGGTGCTGAGTAATTCGTACCTTCAACAGTAACAGGTTTAGCAGCATTAGAGTTAATCATGCTGATGATTTGTTCTGTAGTAGGACGATTAGCAACTACTTGACCTGCCAAACGCTTAGATTCTGCAAACGATGGGAACAACTCACGAAACTGACCAACTGGTGCTGTTTGTGTTGGAGGATTACCAGCTATGGTATCTATAACACCATTGATACCTGTTTTTTTAATTGGGGCTTGGTTATAAAACTGACCACCAGCATTATTTGTAATCCACGCTATATCAGCATCAGATAAGCCAAATGTAGATTTAACATCTGCACCTGTTAGCTTGTTAGCAGCCAACAGACGATTAACTTCAGCCATGTTTCCAGCACGATAGGCATTGTATAAAGCTGCATCAGTTGCTGAATATAGTTTGTCGCCAATTCTTACCGAACCATCTGCATTGACTACTGCACCAGCAGCATAGTTGTTATTAGCAGTATTTGTATCAACAGTAGTGTTGGTATTTTGGTTGTTTTGATTCAAAGAAGCATACGCATTAGCAATTTGTGCATCTGTCAGACCATAAGTAGCTTTAGCATAAGCAGCCAAGTCAGCTTGTGGAGTATTAGGACGAGCAGCTAATTCAGCTACAAGGGCAGCGTTAATTTGTTCCTGTGTATAAGCCATGATTAACCCTTAATCTCTACGTTAGATGTAATGCCAGCACCAATTTTCATTGCTTTCAATTGTGCTTCTGCTTCAAACTCTTGTTGCTTCATAGCAAAGTAAGCCTGTTGTTTCTCACGCTCTAATTGCAACTTAGCAGCCTCTTTCTCACGCATCATCTGCATTTCAACAGCAGCCTTCTGTTGCGCCATCTCCATGTCAATCTGTTGTTGCTGTTGCTTCAACTGAATGTCAGCTTGTGCTTTTGCTTGGTTAGCTTGAATTTCAGCCTGAGTGCGAGCCATGATTGCTTGCACTTCTGGAGGCATTTGCTGTGGTTGTGGAGGAGGATTCGAGAGCATCTGGTCTTGCTCTGGTGTGATTGGCTTGTAGAACTCAGCAGAATCCTTAAAGCCAGCAATCTCAACCATGCGTCCCAAGGTAGAACGATATTGAGCAGGAGAGACATAAGGATTGGCAGGGCCGTACTGAGCAATCAACTGCTCTTGTTTAGCCAAAACCATTGACAACATAGCCATCTGCTCTTGTCGGTTACCAGCACCCAATCCAACATTGATAGCCACATCGTATTGGTTAGCCCATGTACGAGGGTCAAACTCTACGAACTCACCACGCATACGCACCATACGAGCCTTGTCCTGA